ACTTCTTCTACAGTTTCGAACTCATAATTAAGAACCTTGTCATTCTTAAGAATGTATTCAAAGATTTTCTTTGAGTTTTCTCTTACATATTCACAATTGTCTCGACGAACAACTTGAATACCTTTGTAATCGATGTAATCGAAACTCTTTGGATTTGTCCAAAATAGACTTGCGTATCTTTTTTTCGAGAAGAGAATGAATGGATACATTACTTTTTCAAATTCGAGTTCAATAGGTTTTTTGAAAGTAGCAGAAATGCGATCTGAGCATTCTGGTGCTACTTTGAAAACATAGTCCATATGCGCTTGACCCTTAAGATCACTTTTGAATTTAACATATATAGAATCCGTGTCTCCATATACTACTTCACAGTTATACCATTCTTCTGCGCACTTCTTCGAGTGTGCGATCATATTTCTTCCACAAGCTGTAACAGCTGCCGCAATCTTTTTATTTGGAAGACGTCCATATCTCGCGCCTGTAAACCCATAAATACTGTTCATCGAAACTTTAATAGCAAGCTGAACTCCATTAAGTACTGCATATAAAGGATCATCAGATGAAAGAGTTTTCATTTGTTTACGAATAGCTTTACGCTCTTTCCAAAGGCGATCTAGAATCTTCGGCATAATCCCAGTTTTATTTTGTACAAACCTTACACTTACAGGGCGTTTAATTTCATTACCATCAGAATCTAAGTCATCTTCTTCCCAGTTCATATCAAAATATTCAATACCTTCAAGATTATCAAACTCTGGATCATCTACTATAGTTGCATAATCATAATTGTGCGCTATCATAATACTCGGATACAGACTTGCAAAATCTAAACCAGCTATAGGTTCAAAATGAGCACCTGGTTTAGCATCTAAAACTGTTGCACCTGTAAACTTTTCATCATCGGGTTCGTCTATGTCAGATTTTGGTTTATAGTCTACAGCTGGAATAAGATAACCTTCTTTTTTAGTTTCATAAGCAATTTGAGTATGAACTCTAATTTGCTGCCCACGAAGCTCAATGTATTGTATCGGAACCATAGTAATATTAGCCATACCGATATTATTTGTAATTATTCTCAATTTAATAATTAGATCTATAAGAAGCCAAGTATCTTGAGCACAATACTTTACTACAAGAGCCATTTGCTCAGCTGTACCGGTATTATACTTAAATAAATCAGCAGGAGAAAGATCATCTTTTTCATCACCTGTAAAATGCTTTGCTACATTATTAAGTTTATAAGATTCTAATTTGTGTTCTTTTTTAATTATAAACATAAGATCATGTTGAGTAACGCCGAACATTTTAAGATATTTCATAGTGTTATCACCATAAGCAGAAGTATTTAATTGATCTTCGTGGATAACAGCGGGCTTACTTTCTATTCTACTAAGATTTTCTAGAATGTATTCAATGCCAAGAAGTTTTGCCCTCTCATATACATAATTCCAGTCAAAAGTATAACCATTATATTGAATAAGAATATCCGGATCAGTTTTCATTATAAATTTTACCCATCCAATAATTAATTCTTTCTCAGAATCATATTCTTCTATTATTATTCCATCTACAGGATCACAGCGATTGTCTATTGGACTTTTAAGAGTAACAACATGTTTTAGCTTTTCTTTAGTTGAAAATTTATACAAGCTTGTACCAATTTGTGTTATAACATCTTTTGGATTTTTATAATCAGGAAATTCATTTTGATTTAGATATCTACTTGAATATGAAAAAGCCTCAATATCCCAAGAACCAAGGGTAAGATTACATACTTCTTGACGTTCTACCTTTTTAACCTTTGAGTAATCACAATAATAAGAATTTTGACATCTTGATATTTCATTATCTTGATAAATTTCAGTTATTTCTACCCATCCTGCCATTTGAATTTCTTGTTTATGACTAAATCTTAAAAAGGGTTCTATATTAGATTCATATAGATCAAATTTAAGAGAAGTCGTGGGATCTATAGAGCTAATTTTTGGAAGTCTACCTTTTTCTCTTGGATTGAGAATGTACTTAATTTTGTTAAACGTTGTTTGATTTTTACAAACAAATCTTAGAAATTTATACTCCTTTTCATTTGTAAATCCTTTGTACCTTTTTCTTTTAACTATAGAAACAGATTCTAAGTCTTCTTTATTTTTAAACAGTTTACTTCTTACAAATCTTTCTACTTCTTTCTTTTTGTATTCATCGAAGTTATTTTGATATTTGTCTGGTATTAGGGCAAAGAAATATGGTTTATAATTTTCAAATCTTACGCAAACAGATTCTCCATTTGTATCTACCCCAAATGCGTATATATGATAGTGTTTATCTTCATGTTCATTTTCTGAATCAGAATTATAATTTTCAATTATTTCATCACATGCGTCCCATGAAATAATTTGAAAAGTTATAGTTTCTCGTTTTCTATTATTCTGGACTCTTATAAAAGGTTCCATTGTTACGTATTAATATTTTAATATTTTAAGTTAATTATTATTTTGTAAAATATTAAGAACAAATAAAAGAGTAGAACCTAATGTAATACTCATTTTTAAAAGTTTTCCATCTGAAGTTGAAACTCCAAAAATAGTAAAATCTAACCATCTTTCCGAAAGAATATTTCCTAATATTATCCAATCGAGCGTTGTAGCAGATTCTTCTGCTATATTAAGTATAACCATATTCATATCATTATTAGTTTTTTTCATAATTTTTTCACTCGAGGTTCTAGTTAAAAATTTATTCATAAATTTCATAGATTTAACATATTTTAAAATTTCATCTCTTCTAAAAGAATATCTAGACATATTGACTAATATAAATAAATTATATACAATATATAATATAAGTGGGTGTAAAAGATATCTATCGTGTATATTAAAATTTATATTCTGAAAGTCTAAACCATCTAGAAATAGAGTTCTTACAAAAATAGCTAATGCTACTCCTCCTATGACAGTGAATAAAGATATAATATCGTTAAAAAATTTTATAGTAAATTCTATATCGTGTCTTACTTTTCCCAATTCTTTAATTATATTACTAAGACATGTATTATCTTCAAAAATAAATTCATTATTTTCTAATTTTTTTATTATCATGTTAAAACTTTTAATATGAACATCCATAACAAAAATAAAAATAAAAATAAAAGTAAAAATTATCAATCTAGAATATAACCATTCTATTAAAACAATGCTATAAAAAATTTGGTCTTCAAAATTGTCTAACCAATAGTATCTATTATTAAAAGACCCTATATCAATAAAATTAAATATTATAGATAAAATTGAAAATAAAAAAATTAAAGAAACTTTAAATTTAACACATACTTTTAGATTTTCGAAATGATTTGTCTTAAAATAATATTTTGCCCATATATAAATAAGAGGAATGTTAACGTGTAATAACGATGATACTAAATATCTTATATCATCTGTATTTTGCATAAAATTTATAAATGTATAAATGGGTTGACAACATGATAAACAAAATATTAAAAATGAATAAAAAGTATAAAAAGAGTATAATATTTTTTCATATAAAGATACATTTTCTATAATTTCAAAATTAATTTTTTCTAAACTAGGAGAAGGAGTAAAGGTTTTGATAAAATTATTTAAGGTTTTAAGCTGTTTTTGTTCTTTTCTAAAAGAAAAATCTAAATTTTTCTTCTTCACGGGATAGAAATTTACGTGCCAAGAATTAATACCTAAAAAATTTAATAAAATATTTAGCATTTATTAAAAAATGAGATATATTTTATTATTGATAATTATAATATTTTTAATAAGTTTGTCGTGTAAAAATTTTTATAAAGCAGGAGAAGGTATATATTATACAAGTAGGGATAATAAAACGGCTGATTTAATAAGTGTTCTTAGATCTATTTCTTATTCGGTTGCACACAAGATACCTAAAAAAGACGGAAATGTTATTAAATCTAGTCTAAAATTTACTACTTTTAAAGAATTAATCGGAGATTCTCCTAGAATTTTAGCTTGGAATTATGATAAAGGAAGAGAAATAGCAATTAGAATATACGATTCTAATGGAAATGTTTATTCTGCTGAAAAAATTATAGACTCTTTGTTTCATGAATTAGCTCATACATTGACTAAATCAATGGGACATGGCTATAAATTTCAACAAAAAGAAGCGCTATTGAAAAAACATAAACAATTATACGTTAATCTATTAATAAATAATACTTTTATAGATAAATAATGAATGAATTATTTATAGGAGGAGGCGGATTTGATGGATTTACATTTTTAGGAGCTCTAGAATATATTCATAAAAATAACTTATTAGATCTCAAGAGATTTTATGGTTGTTCCATTGGATCTTTACTAGGATTAATGTATATATCTGGTAAAACACCTACTGAAATATTAGATTATTTACTTTCCGTAGACGCAAAAGAAATGATTAAAATAGATATTAAAAACATATCACTAAATAATTCTATATTAGATAGTTCTATCTTAGACGTTTTAGTAAAAGGAATAGATTATTCAGATGAAATAACACTTGGAGAGGTTTATAACAAAACAGGTATACATATAAATATTAGTGTAACTAACGTTACTTTAAATGATTATCAAAACTTAAATAGTTTTGATAATCCTAAAATAAAATTAATGGACGCAATAAAAGCGTCCATGAGTATTCCTTTTTTATTCCCGCCTGTAATTATAGATAATAATACTTATATAGATGGATGTTGTAAAAATATTTATGGATCTCCGCCTGATGATAAATATATACTCGGATATTGTATAATAGGAAAAACGGTTCATATTAATCACGTTAATAATGTTATAAATTCAATGATAAATTTTAAAGAACCTCAAGGTTGTTTTATAATTAAATGTGATAAGAAAAATAATATTTCAAAATATTTAAATATGGATAAAATAGATAAACTTGAACTCATTCAAATGTATGAATCAGGTGTTAATTATGCTAAGAATCAATTAGAATGATAGAACGTCTTTCTTTTTCTAGATTTAACCCAGAATAAATATTTCTAAGTCTATCTATAGCAGAATTGATATCTGTATCTTGTTTATTTTTTTTATAATTTACTAGTTCGCAATATTTCAAAGTTTCATCTATTTCTTTTCTATTTTTTTTCAATTTTAGAATTGTTTTTTTAAATTTATCTTTACAAAATTCTCCATTAAGAAAATAACCGAGAGTAAAGTTTGAAAAAGTTAAGTAAATAACCTTGTTTTTTTGACAAACATCTGTGAAAAAAGCGGGATAAGTATTGTATTCCACAAAATCTGTAAATATCATACAAAAATCTATATAATTTATGATTTTTAAAGGATCTGTTTCAGATCTCCTTAAAACAGGAAGAGAATGATTATCACATATTTTAATTATATTTTTTCTTTGTTTAGAAAATAAAAGATTAATTTTTATATTTTCTGGTAAATAACTTAGTCTTTTTGATATGATAGCCATGTTGTCCCAGTTGTAATCTGTTATTAGAAGACAGTTCATCATTTTAACACTTTGCTATTTGTATTATTCTTTAATATGGTAAATTTTTGTAATTTTAATAATATAATATTATTAAATATGATTATCTTACTTCTAATTTTAGTTTTAACTTTATTTTTATATTATTCTTTATTTTTAAAAAATAATACTAAAATCCCAGATGGGGTTTTATTTTTATATTCGATGGAAGAATGTCCATATTGCGTTTTAATGGAAAATGAATTACATCTTTTAAACGATGAATTGTCTAAAATAAAAATTTTTAAAATTACACTCAAAAAAGATTCTTCTGTTGAATATTCTGAAGATTTAAAAGATTTAAAATCATTATCTCTTAAAAATAAAGTAGAATCTTATCCAACATTAATGTATTTAGACAGGGTAAATGTAGGCTTTATGAAAAAAGAAGAATTATTAAATTTTATAAAATGATCATTATTTAATAAATGAATCCAGAGAGAATAATATGTATAGGAGATATTCATGGAGATTTTAATATATTCAAAAAAGTTTTAAGTATGTGTAATCTAATAGATTTTAATGGAAATTGGATAGGTGGTAACACGTTTGTTGTCCAATTGGGAGATACAATTGATGGTAAAAGACCAGGTATTAATATTTCTAAAGAGTTTATACAAGAACCCGGTGAAGTAGAAATAATAAAATATATTTTATACATAGATTCTCAGGCAAGAAATTTCGGTGGCCGTGTAATTTCTATATTAGGGAATCATGAGTTATATCCTTATTATTTAAAAAATAATAAAAATTTTATTAGGGAATATGTTAAAAAGATTGATATTAAGACTTATAAAAAAGAATATAACACTGATCGTATCAAATTTTTTCAACCTGGTGAGTTAGGAGCTTCTTTATTTGGAAGAACCAGGCCTTTAATTTTACAACTAGGAGAATTTTTATTTATACATGGGTCTTTAACAGATTCTTTAATAGAAGAAAATATAGATCGTTATGGTTATGTAAATTTAAATAAAATTAACAAAGATACTTCTAATTGGTTACAAGGAAAGGGAAAAATTCCTTCTTATCTTTCAAAATTAAATGAAGATAATCCACTTTTTTCAAGATTTTATTCAGATAAAAAGAACATGTCGCCAAATACATGTAAAAAAATAAAAGAACAGCTAGAAAAAATTAAAGACGTTAAATATGTTATAATGGGTCATTCTTCTTATAAAGAAATAAACACCACATGCGACGGTTCGCTTATAAGAATAGATGTTGCTCTTTCTAGAGCATTTGGAGGTACAATTTCTAATAAAAAACTTCAAGCTCTTGAAATAATTCGCCATGGAAAAAAATCTGAGATAAATATAATATCTAATATGGGAAAAGTTATTTTATATTAATAATTTAACTATTTTCTCATAACCATTTAATATATTAAATACTCCATTTTCATTATATTCTGCTATAGGAGTAGTTAATTTTCCAAAAACAAGATTTATGTTAAAATCGTTGTAATAATAATATGTTATTTCGTCAAAAAAATTATTTAGTTCTAATTTAAAAGTATTAAATTCTTTTGAATATCTTTCAGTTGTAATATCTATAATTCCATATTCACAGTCTGTTTCAATATCAGAATCAAATATTTCTTTATCAAAAACTTGTATTATTTTACCTTTTGTTTTATTCATTGCTAATAAATAACCAAATAATTGATAAAGATCGTATTTATTTTTTCTAACTGTATTTTTTCTCATTCTAGTTTTAACTTCAATTACTGTTTCGTCATCTGTAGCATCATGAAAACCTTTTAATTCCCAACCTTTAAAATCTTTGTAAATCCACAAAATATTATTTCCTTTTTTAAATTTCTTTTTTTCTATTACTTTTTTTTCATTATTTGTTCCACAGTCTTTTTTCATATTACTTCTAAGATTATTAATAAGATTTTTGGTATCTTCTTCTGGTTCTTTTAATTTAAATTCTTCTATAATTTTTGTTTCTAATTTTTCAAATTCTTTTGGAGATATTATATCAGTTTTGTATTTTTTATAAATAGCTTCAAATTCTTTTTCTTTAGAATTATTCTGAGTTTTAACTATTATACCTTGCTCTATTAAGAGATTTTTATATTTTAAAGGACTGGTTTTACACAATTGTGTAAAAATAGTCTTATTTCTAGGCTCGTAAGGATTTTTTCCACATGCTGAACCAATTAAAGATATTTCTAATGAAAGCATTTAGATAATTATATTATCTTTTATTTTTTAATATTGTATTTTTTTATGTAAATTTACAAAAAAAATTATTGGCTAAAAATAAACAAATGAGTAAAATTAACATGATTAAAAATAGTATTATTTCTGCGATGAACGGTAATATTTTTCAGGGTATAGTAGATCCAAAAATAAAACAAGAAGTTCCTTTTTTTAGAAAAATACTTATAGAAAATTATAACAGTCCAGAAATATTTCATGGTTATATTAATAAGATAAATGAGGCATGGAGCATTATATTAGTTAATGATTTTAAAAAATTAATTGCAAAATACAATACAGAACATGAAGCTTTAATATATAAAGAACTTCAAAGAAAACAAGAAATGATTAAAATGGCTACTGAAATGGCAGCTAAAGACATGTTAGAAAATTTAGAAGATCTTGAAGTAAGTCCTAGTATGTCTTCATTAATTAAAGATGTTAAAAAAACCGGTATATCAAAAAGAGGTATTATAAAAAGAAGATCAAAAAAGTAGATCGTCTTCTGAATCATATCTCATACGCAAACTTCCTGGACCAGAGTTAATATCGCGACCTCCTTGAGGAGCTATAAAAGGCGTATATTTTACTTCTTCAAATGAATCTTCTTTTTTAAGCGGTGTTACTCTTTTTATAAATTTTACATTTCTAATTCCTAGCGCATTTGTGTATATTACTGGTTCATATTCATTTAAATATTGTTTTCCTCTTGTGTCTATAACCCAATTTTCTAATTCAGTTTGAGACATTAAAGATGGTTTCTTTTTCTTCGTAATAGATAATCCTTGCATTTGAGGCATGAGTTTTTCGAATCCTTCTGATTCTTCCGGATCTACTAAGTCTATCTCTTCTTCTAAAGTTGGAGGAATTGCTTCTTCCGGATCTATAATAGATAACTCATCGTCTGAAAGAGTTCCAAAAAATGTATAACCGGCTATGTTAGCAGGATCATATATTACCTTAATTTTTTGTGGAATATCTGGTTCAACTGTTCTTATGGCTTGGTTAATTTCATCTCTGATATTATCACTTGGATTATATAAACCAGAAATAAGTGAAGATTGAACAGAGTTTATAATTTTTTTAAATTTACTATTGAGAAGTCTTTGATTTGTTAAATCTTTCTCTAGAGTAATTTTTCCATCTCTTATTACTACCGAAAGATGTTTTACTTTTTCACCTTCAGAACCATATACAAATATTGGATACATTTTTATACCTCTAGAATAAAGATCTGGGTATTCATTTTTAATAAGTTCAGATGTATTCTGCTGGATTTTAATTGCTTTAATCATTGGTTCTGTTATTTGTACCTGTTCTAGAACAGGGGTTGGAACAACTGGTTCTGCTGGTAAATTTTGAACTGGAATAGGAGAAGTTAAACCAGATCTTAAATAGTCTAAAGCAACTTCCATTACTTCACTCGAAGGATTTAAGAAATTGTTCATATTTTCTTCTTTTAATATTTCAAGAACTTCCTTGTCGTCTTCTGTGCAATAATCTTTAAATGTAGAAATTGGTTCTTTTTTGAATACCCAATTAACATCTCCTAATTTAATATTTGGGTTATTTAGAACATCATTTTCATCTATTTCTTTAAACTCGTAATATTCTACACCTTGTTTTGTTACTTGTTTAATAAGATATTGTGTTCCATAACATTTTTTTCTATATTTTTCTGTGAATAAATCAGAAGCAGATTTTTTAGGAGCAACAGGAGCAACAGGAGCAACTGGAGTAATAGGAGCAACTGGAGTAATAGGAGCTACGGGAACAGATGGTCCAGCGCCTCCGTCCGATTGAGAAACTAAACTCGAATCTGGAATATTAGATTGATCTAAACACATTCTGATCTGTTCTTCTGTTAAATGATTCATCATCCAATTGATGATAGATTCTGTTGACTTATCTTCAAAAAATTTTAAAGTTTCAGAGCTCATTTTATAATATAAAATTATATTTTTTTTACATTTTATTTTTTAGAAACTGTCTTTAACATTTCATTGATAGCTTCTGGATTTGATATAGCTATGTCTAATAATTCCTGGATGTAAGATTCAGGATATAACTTATGAACATAAATTATTTCTAAAATTTTTCTATTTATTTTTTGTTTGGCACTTTCTTGTTTAAATTCTTTTGTTATTTTTTTTCTTATATCAGATGATACTACATTGCTAACAGCTAATTTTTTAATGCAATTTATCAATTCTATTTTTTTCTTTATGTCATCTTTAAAAGTTATTATGGAATCTCCGGTTTGATTTAAAAATTTTTTTCTAAGCATTGGTATTACAGAATATTTACCTTGTAGATTTAAAAATAATTTTTTAATTTTATCTTCTATATCAAGTTCTTTAAAAGTTTTATTAGAATCCCACGGTTCTATTTTTTCTCTTGTATTTAAATCATTATTTATATCAGAATCAGTAAGTACTTCTGAGTCCGGATAAGTTTCAAATTTTCCGCTATCAGATGGCCCTGCTTCTGTAAATTTAAGAGGAAAATTCTTATTTGGAAAGGAATATTTTCTATTATAAATTTCTGTAAATGTTACTTCTTCTGGTATTCCGTCTCTGATATACATTCTACCAGAAGATGGATTTTTATAAAATATTTGAAAAGTTCCGTTTTGTAAAGGAATGATATTTTCTTCTAGGCGTATAAGATTTCCGTTTTTATTAATTTTAGAATCTATAGAACAATTTTTAAGAATAGAATTGAGATCACTATTTATGTTATACTTTTTAAGTGCAGCTATTAACATCTTTTGATCTAATCCAAATCTTTCATAGTCTCTCCATCCACTTGGTTTTCCAGAATCCCTTAACATGTTTAAAGCATCTAGATCGGGGGTTCTACCCGAACCTGGGTATACAGAATAATGCCGATACACATCAACATATTGTTCTTCGGATGGGAGAGACGAATGACTACAATATCTACTAGCACGGGCGATGATTTGTTCAATTCTTGACTCATTCCACCAAGGATCCGTTACGTGTACTTGTTTTACATTTTTAAAAGATACCCCTTCCATAACAGATCTTGTTCCTAATATAATTTTTAACAAAGATCCATTATTATTTTGAACCGAATTGAAAGTATTTCTAGCTTTTTTAATTAAAGTTCCGTCTTTGTCTTTAGCTTTTGTTTCTGAACTCCATATAAAAAATTTACCAGATCCTTTATCCTTTTTCTCAAAACTTACTAATCCACATGCTTCCAATATAATCGCAAGTGGTTCTACGCCAAATGTTAACCAGTTAGAAAATATAAAAACTGGTCCATTAGAACTTAAACTTAATTCTATTATACTTGCAAATTTAGTAGAAAAAGTTTTAACATATTCAATAATTTCTGAAATATTCTCAAACTTTTGAGATTTAATTCTATTTTTAAATATTTCTAATCCCTGTTTTTTTTCCGAAACAGTTTTATTAATACTTCCGCTAGCTTTTGGTAGAAATATATTGGAATATTGTTGAGATGTAACATACATACCAGATATATTATCTTCTTGTTCAGATTCATAATTTCCAAGAAGAACATTCTCATAAGAATTAATGCTTTTATATGTATCACTTGCAAAATTTTTATCTTTAGTAATGTCGGATTTTAACGCTGAAAGATATTCAGCTTTGTGTTCTAGAGAAAATGGGTGCTCTAGAGTTATTGTTCTTTTATAAGGATAAGCATTTGGATTGCCTCCTTTAAAATATGATACATATCCGGAACATAAATAAGATAATAAATTAGTATTTATTACACAAGCATCATCTGTTATGTAATCTTTAGTTTCTGATTCGTTTTGTTTACATTCTCCATTTTCATTTACAAATCCTATAAAAGTTTTATAAAAATCTGTTTTATTTATTGGAAATGGAATTCTAGGTCTTAATAAGTTAACAGTTAATGCAAGTTCATACGGATTATCATATATGGGAGTAGCAGATAGTAAAGCTATTTTTAGCTTAGGGTGAAAATAATATTTTACAGAATCGTAAAGTTTTTTATATAATGTTCCTCCTTCGCTAACAAGTCTCTGAATTTCGTCAATAATAAGCAATCCATTTTCATGAAATAAAGCAGAATCTTCCAGAAGACGTTTATTTTTAATAAAATTTCCATCTTTAGAAGTTTTATATAAAGATTCTATAAAAGTTTGATGACTGACTATTTCGAAAGTTCTTACTATTTTATTTCTTAAATCTTTTTGATAATTAGCTAAATCTCTTTTTCTAATAGCTATAATATTTTCTTGACTTTTAAATTCTTTTAGAGTTTTAGCAGTTGAGTCTCCGGAATCTATTTTTTCTTGAATAGAAAATAATTTATTATTTTCAGTTTCTATTTGTCTAATTTTTGCGAGAAGAATAGAATTTTGATTTTGTGAAACATAAAAATCTCTTTCAAGTTGACCATCTTTTTTAATTAAACAAAATGAAGGACAAGAAAAGAATTTTCCATTTCTAATTTCTCCAGTTATTTCTTCATAGTATTGATCTATAAGAGGAGCTGGTACAACATAAAGCATTCTTTGATTACTAGAATTTTTAAGGGCTTCTCCTATTACAATACTAGTACAAGATTTTCCAGAACCTAGACCATGATAAATTAAAACATTATTAAAATTGCTATTCGGTCCCATTAATTGTCCCATAAATTTCTGTTGAGGAGCTAGAGTCATATCAGAACTTTTACAAATTTCGTCATTTGTTAGATTTATATATTCATTGGAAAACTCAAATGGGCTATTTTCTGGAAATGCAGATGAAGAATAGTTTGAATCAATAAAATCTAGAAGTTCTTTATTATTAAATGATTCTACAGAATCTAAATTTTTATATTTTTTATTTGAACAATCTATTTTATATTTTTCTGCGTCTTCCGGTTTTTCATAATAATATTGTAGACAATCGGACATTATTATTATGATTTAAATATTTTATTTTTAATTTGCATACTCCATTCCATAAAAAATCCAGAGTAAAATGCTCATAATAAAACCTATAATCATAGCAGGTAAATAAGCATCAATAGAATATCCAAACAAATCAGTTATACCCGGGCTTATAAAAAATGTCAATAAAGAATAAAAAGCCATTATAGAAAGAGTACTAGAACCTAGAAGCATTTATCATATGGTAATATTTATTTTTTCTCAAATATTTAAGAAATTTTACTTAAATATCGTCATTCAATAAATATGAAAATTAAAATTTAAAAATTTTGTTTTCTCTGGGGGATTCCTCATCCAAATTTATTTTTATTTTTATTTTTATTAATTTTATTATTTATTTCGTTCATTAATCTAGTATAAGTTTTATAAACATATCCGCGTATTTTAGATTTATACATTATTTTAATATCGTATTTTTTAGCACGTATTTGTAATTTTTTAAACATTGAAGCTTTCTTTTCCATTTCCTTACGAGTTAGCGGAATTTTTTTACCTTTGGAGTTCAATTTTGTTACGCTTATACCTACAGTCTTTAATTTTGTATTAAGTTCCTCAATAGACATGTATTTTATTTTATTATTTTTACCAAATTCCTGCCTTTGTCTTTTACTTGAACCTGCCATTATTAATAATTGACTAGCAGCCGACTGTCTATCTATTTCTTTAGAAGTCATGTAAATTCCCATTCCGTTTAATAAATAGTCATTGCTTTTAATTTTTTCAATAAATGAAGCCTTGCTAAATAAAGAACAAATTTTTGTACTTAAAATATCTGCTGATATAAACATTTTATTATCTCCTGGTATATTTATAAAACTTATTATTTGCAAAAAATCTCCAAGTGTTTTTGCAATAGAATATTTATAATATATATCGTTTTTGTCTGCTAAAGGATCTTCTTGTATTTTATTATTCATCAAGTTTACAAGTCCTTTAACACTATTATTAGATTCTTGTCCAACTTTATCATTGCTTACTCTAATTTCTATTTTTTTAGTAAAATATTTAAATATTTCTAAAGTTACATTTTTAGTACTATATGTTTTTAAATTACATTGAACTACATTGTAATTTCCACATGTTATATTAAACGACATATCTCTTATTTCTGAACTTGTAAAATTAGCGTCTTTTAATGCTCTTTGTAATTTATCTGCATTTGCCGCATCGTAAACACTTGTAATGTCCTCTCCTAATATAAGATTATTTATATTAGAACATTTGCTTTCTTTTAACTTTGCTTCATTTAATATTGCACTGTATATAGGTAACATATCTAAAGTATTTTGTGTTGCATCTACTCTAAGATGAAAATTGGCATTAGAAGTGTCCATTACACCTTTATTTGCAAAATTTATTAATTTGACCATTCTTGTTATTGTAAAATCTCCTGTACAATCTCCATAACCAATTTCATTAAGACTTGTTAACTTAAGACCCAAATAAGATAAAATTCTATCAACTGTTCCTTTTGCTATAGTGTCAGACATGAAATAAGTTTTTTCACCAGATACCCTGTTTTTTCCATAATTTATTATATTTTGGCATGTATTAACTAAACCATTTTCTATACTTTCTAAATCATCTGTTACAGCATTTGAAATAGCTTTTGTAAACGTGTTTTTTTCATTATCGTTTTTAAATCCTCTTTCTGCCATAAAATCGTGCGCTGCGTCACATGCTAGTATTATTCTTAAAAGTCCATAGAATAAATTTTTGCTTACTATATCATATCCCATGAATCTTTTACTATAATAATCATATAAGTCTAAAGTCACCATTTATTAAATATTAAATATATTAATTTAAATTCCAAAGATAATAAAATCTTATTTGTCCAGGTCTATTTAAACCCTTGTAATTTAATAATACACGGGATTTATCAGTTAGAACTACTAAAGAGTCTTTAAAATTTTTAAATTTTGATGGTTCATGTATATAATATGGATTTTCTACAATAATTTTAGTATTCATTGTTTTTTTCCAGTGTTGTAATTCAAATAATCCTATATACTTGGGTCCTTCGTTGCAAAATTTACCATTTGGAAAAAATCCTAAGTAAAAATATTCATTTGTTGTATACATGTTTGCAAAACCTCTTAAATTAAATAAATCCATATAATAATGTTCATCGTATCCTTCTGTGTCATCAGAAGATATCATCATTAACCAGTTATAAGCCCAGTTTTCGACGCTTAAACTTGTCAAAAGTTTTAATTCGCCTCCCGAAGGAGGCGTTAAAGATAAACTAAGATCTTCTTCGCATAATATATTGCATCTTGGAATTACATTTGGTCTTTTAAGCATTAAAGCCATACTTGAAATAATCATATTAATATTATATAATATTAATATTTATATTACTTTATTTTCTATTATATTTACAACTTTATTAATAGTTGGAATACATACATTTACAGTTTCAGAAATTTTATTTTTATTGGGAGACTTTAATTTTAACTTATATTTAATAACATATAGGAGTATTCCGGCGGTAGAAGATTTCGGAGTAACGCTATCTAATTTATCTTTATTTTTTTCATAAACTTCATTACACATTGTTGCTACATTAAAAGGTAATTCTAGTTTATTACAAAAAAGAATAAAAGAATCATTTTCTTTTATATTTTGTTTTATTTTACCTAATTTTGAATAAGTTCCCGCTTCATGCATTATTTCCATAAATATTTTTTCACCTTTTAAAAACCCTTTATTAGAAATCTCTAAAACATCATATATTTTTTGACGATCTGCTACAATATTATTTTGTATACAAGAATAATATATGCATGATCCTATAAGGCCAGTTCTTACGGCAGCCCTTGTCAGTTTTCCAGATTCCATACAGATATGCCACATATTTTTTGCATCGGGTAGAATATTAAGGGGTAATCCAATTTTTGTACAATAATCAGACATCATTTCAGATGTTTTCCAATAAGTTTTTTGTTTATGACTAAAAGTTTGTTGATAATGAAGTCTCATTAAAAATGAATTTTTATTAAATCCGGGAACTGTTCCTCCCATAAAATAAGGATTTTCAGAAGAAATAAAATCGGCTCTTTGGTTTCCAGATTCATAACTTCCATCTGGATTTGTATAAGTATTCCATTCGCAACATTCAAATTTTAAATTTAAAATTTCTCCGCATTCCACGCATAATTCTGAACCATTATCTAAAATTTTATTTACATGTTTACATTTGGTTTCAAAAATTGTTTCCTTATTAAATTCTTTTATACATTCATCAAAGTCTTCCCAGATATAATCCATGAGAATATTAAACAATTTTAACAAGATATATTAATATGTTTATAAAAACGTAATTTTCGCGAAAAATATTTATTTTAAATATTTATTTTAAATAAATGGCTATTATTTTTGAAAGACCATCTGTTAATATAATTTTAGACGATAGTTCAAAGATGTTTGAAGTAAATATTAAAAAAGATGAAAAATATAATGAGCCTGGTTTTTTAGAATTTATAGATTATTTTAAGTCTAGTTGGGAATATATTTGTGATAAAAATGATATTTATTTTATGGCGATTAATATTGAAGCAGAAGGCGAAAACGATTTACCACTTTCTGCTTTTATAACATTAATTTCAACTCTAACAGATCTTAATAAAATTTTTTGTAAACATCTTCATTCTTGTTGTATAATTTCATCTGGAGCAAAAAAATGGCAAGATACTTATGATTTAATAACTAAATTATATAAACCTAAAGATCAGAGACCTTTAAAATTTACAGGGAATAAAGAAGAAAGTAAATTATTTTTAATATCTAATAAAATTATTACATAAAAAAAACAATAAAAGGAAAAAATATTATTAAAATTTAAAAAATGAAAGTAGTAACTTGGAATGTTAATGGAATTAGATCAAGAATTTTTAATAATAAAACTAGTAGTGAAATTGGAAAAGTTAAAGATATATCTGTAGAAGCAGATAGTCCAATGCAAAAAATTTTGGAATTAAATCCAGATATTATTACTCTTCAAGAAACAAGATGCGATACTAAACAAGGAAATCGTTTCAAGATTCCAGGATTTAAATCTTTTTTCAATGAATCTAAAGAATCTGAGCATCGAGGTCCAAATAGATATTCTGGTACATGTTTTTATATCTCAGATAAAATTGAAATAGAAAAAATAGATAACACAATAGATAATTATAATGATACAGAAGGTCGAATTTTAATTTTACACATGAAAGAAGTAATAATACTTTCAGTTTATGCTCCAAATTCCGGAACAAATTATGAAAAAAGAATATACTTTGATGAAGCAATATTAAATTTTTTGAATTCTCAAAATAAAAATTTAATATTCTGCGGTGATTTAAACATGGCAAAGGATACACATTTTGATAAAACTAAAGTTAAACCTGGGCCATGTTTTTACCCTCATGAACTTTCGCAGTATGATAAACTCATTAATATGGGATTTAGGGATACAATTTTTGAAGATGAAATTATTTATACATGGTGGGATCCTAGAACTAAAAAAATAGATGGTATTGCTTCAACTAGAAAAGCAAATAAAGGTTGGAGACTTGACTATTTTTTTACAAAAGGAATGAATAAAGTTTCTAGCAAAGTTTATAAAAATATAGGAGAAACCAATCCTTTGGCAAGTGATCATGCCCCTGTTTTGTTAACAATTGAATAATTTACTTTCCAAACATAAGTTCAGCGCCTTGACTAGACAAGGATTTTACTGGATTTTTTCTGAATAAACGGGCTCTCATGCTAGAACCTGTATACAATTCATAAAATCTATATATAACAAATATTGAAAGTACAATTGAAATTAAAAGTGTAATTGTCCATAGACCATTATCAAAGCTTGACTTACCACATGACTTATCTCCACAGCAGCCTTCATTTGCACTTCGAAGTTGATTTAATTGTGAAAATAAAATCCAAAATAATGACATGAATATTATTAAGCTAAGGGTGTTCATTTATCTTAATTAAATATTATTTTTCCAAAAATCTTTTAAAGAATAATTTTTAATTTTGTTATATTTTTCATTTATATCTTTTTGTTTTTTAATAAATTTTTCAACAGTTTCTTCTGTAAAACTATGAATCTCCATGTCTGTAAGATATTTATAACAAGAATCTACTTTATGATATTTTTTTTCTTCTAATTGTTTATTAATAAAGTCTAATTTTTTTCTAAATACTATTATTTTATCGTCCATTATATCATTTATAAAATTTATTTTTGAATTTAAAATTTTAAGTTCTTGTTCGTATTTGTTTATTAGCTTTTTCTGTCTACGAAGATAATAATCGTTGCGTATTAACCAAAAATGATATATTATTTCTTCTACGCATTCCATTTTTACTATTTGATTTTTTTCATTAAATACATACATGTTTTTTGCAGATAGATTACTTGTTAATTTAAGTTTTTTCTCTATTACATTATTTTCTTTCCATTCTAAAAGAGTTTCTCTTGGAATTTTAATTACAAATGATACATCTGTTTCTGTAGAATTATTCTTATAAGAATATATGATTGATTCTGATTCTAATTTATCTAGAAAATTTTTGTAATCGTCAGTCCAAGTTCCAATAGGAAGTTCTGTTATTATTATATTTTCGTTTTCTATTTTATAAATACCAGTTGTTATCCATTTAGATTCCTCGATTTTTTTAATCGTACCTTTAAAATCTTTATACCAAGGAGTTAATTCATCTATTTCTGCATCTTCATCTTCTACTAGTTTCAAAAGAGCAGTTTTTATGTCTTCTGGATTAAAACATGGTATATCTGTAGAAAATCCAGTTCCTATTCCACATGCTCCATTTACAAGAATCATGGGTAATGTTGGTACATAAAATTTTGGTTCTATAGAATATCCATCGTCATCTAGATAATCAAGTAAATCATAGTCATCTGGATTAAATATTTTATTAAAATTTTCTGATAATTGTGTGAATATATATCTCGGACTTGAAGCATCTTTGCCTCCTTGAAGTCTTGTTCCAAATTGCCCAATTGGTTCTAGTAAATTTATATTGTTAGATCCTATAAACTTTTGTGCAATATTTATAATAGTATCCATAAGACTAGTTTCTCCGTGATGATAACTTGTTTTTTCTGAAACATAGCCAGCTAATTGAGAAACTTTTATTTCATTGTATAAATTTTTAGTAATGCATGCATAAATTATTTTTCTTTGGGATGGTTTTAACCCATCTACTAGATTTGGGATAGAACGAATATTATCTTCTATAGAAAATAATACTAATTCTTTATTTATAAGATCTTTTATTTGAACTTTGTTTTTCGTGTAATCAAGAGTTGTCCCGGTTTTTATATTTTGAAGTATCCATTTTTTTCTTTCATCGGCATTTGTTTTGGAAAATGCAAGTTCTAAAAGTTCTGTATCTTCTGAATCTTCGACTTTATAATTTAGTGTTTTCATGTTTTTAAAATATTCTTTTGCTTCTGTAGATGTACTAGTTCCAAGACCCTTATAATATTTAACTTTCCATCCAGAGTCTTTATTAGACTCTTTCCATTTTTTGTAATCAGAAACGTTATAGAAAGGAATAACGTTATTTCTTTTTGATATTTTAATAACTGGTGTTACAAGTGAACTTATAAAGTCTATTTCAAGAAGTTCTGGCCAACCATTTGATATAAAGTTTACTAAAAGACTTTTAATATGAAATCCGTCTGTATCTGCGTCAGTCATTATAAGAATCTTACCATAACGCAATTCCGAAACATTTTTATATTTTTTACCTTCTTGGAGTCCAAGAATTTTTTTAATATTATTAATTTCCACGTTTCCGGATAGCTGAGAATAAGTAGCCGTTCTCGTATTTAGAACTTTTCCCTTGAGAGGAAAAACTCCGTAGTATTCTCTTCCAACTATAGAAAGTCCAGATATGGCAGTAGTCTTTGCGGAGTCTCCTTCTGTTAATATAAGAGTACATTTATTAGATTCTTTTGTTCCTGCTTTATTTGCATCATCTAGTTTTGGAATAACTAGTCTATTTATCTTTTTACCATCTGTTTTGGACATGTTTTTCTTCTCTTTTGCTTCGGCTAGAGAAAGAATATTATCAACTATACCGATTTTACTTATACTTTTAATAAATTCTTCTTTTATTATAAATTTACTTCCAAAATCTGAAATTTTTGTAATATTTTTTTCCTTTGTCTGAGATGAAAAATTAGGATTTTCAATTTTGCAGTTAATAAATACAAACATATTATCTTTTACATATTGAGGCTTTATAGTGAGATTTTTATGTTTTTCTTGTATAATTTCTGTGAGTTTCTTAATAATAGGGTTAATTACGTGATCTATATGCGTACCTCCATCAGTTGTATTTATTCCATTTACAAATGATATTGATTGAAAACCAGTTAAACTCATTGAAATTCCTACCTGCCACCTTTCCTGTTCTTCTATAACCCGAGGAATAGTTTTTTTATCTCCGATGTAAAGAGAAATATATTCAGAAAAATCTTTGAATATTAATTTTTTATTATTTAGATAAACATTTACAATTTTTGGTGTTACTGCACATATGTCATAAACTCTTTTGTGTAAAACTTCTTTAGTGTCATTAGTCAGAGTTTCTACCCCGAACCTGTTATAATCCGGTGTAAAATAAATTTTAGTATATTCTTTTGTAGATTTTTCAATTTTAGGCTTTTCTATAATACTAAGATTATCTTTAAAAGTTTGTGTATATTTTTTACCATTTTTAGAAGTTTCTATTGTGAAAGTTTTTGAAAATATAGCGGTTAATTTTGCTCCTAAACCATTTAAGCCACCGGTTGTTCTTTTTTGAGTATCGTCATAATTACTTGAAGTTAAAAGATTTCCAAAAAGTAATTCTGGGATATAAATGTTATATTCTGGATGTATTTCTATTGGGATACCTGAGTCGTTAAAAACAGAAATTTCTTCTTCTGAAATATTTACTTTAATGTTTTTAACATTATTATTTCTTTGAACTTCATCTGAAGCATTTGTTAATATCTCATCAAAAATTTTAAATATTCCTGGATTCCATTCGCAAGTTGCCAGTTGCGCTGTATCATCTTCTATTACCCAAGTTTCAGTTTTTGTATTTTTTGTGTCGCCTATGTACATACCAGGTCTAGCAAGGACATGTTCTATTTGCGAGAACTTTTTGTACTTATCAGACATAACTTCTGGTATTTTAATATTCTTATTTTTTAAGCTAATTAATTTTCTGCAATCTATTTGCTTTTTAAAAATTCAAATAATTCAAATAATTCCTCGAAAGTTTTTTCTCCTTTAAATTCTAATTTATGATCTTTGTATTTAACAAATGTGTAGGGAATTGAATTAATATTATTATTTATTATATATTCTTCAAAATCTGAATCTTCTACGTCGATTTTATAGACAATTAAATTTTCTATATTTGATAAATTATTATATAAATTATTACAAGGTTTGCACCAACTTCCTCCAAATAAAAAAATTACAATATTTTCTCCAAAATCTATTTCATTAGTAGAAACAAAAGCTTCATAACTTTTAATTTCCATTTATAATTAATATATTATAATTTTTTAAATGTGTTAAATTATTTAAATTTAAATAGTTTAAATAATATAAATGTTAGAATTTTTAGACTTAAGTTTTATAGTTGTAGCTATAATAGTAGCTCTTATATGTGCTATAATAATTGAAAGTTTACCAGAAGATATTAAATTAGAAAAAAATAATAAAATAATTATTTCTATTATCATTGGTATATTAATTTCTGGATTAATAGAGTATTATAATAATCAAGATATTCTTTTAACTTCGAATTATTGGGAATAAATAATAAAATAAAATAGAGACGTTATTTTATAAAATGTCTATTAGTTTAACTAAGTTTGACCCAAAGAGTATAGAAAAACGTAGAACACAAGGTTCTGGTCCTCCAACATGTGTTTTTATAGGTAAAAGAGGAACTGGAAAAAGCACTTTAGTTGCTGATATTTTATATTATTTAAGAAAAATTGAAGCAGGTATTGTTATATCTGCTACAGAAGATGGAAATGCTTATTATTCAAATTTTATACCGGATATTTTAATCCATTCTGAATATAAACCAGATATAATTCAACAAGTTATAACCAGGCAAAAAAATGTAATAAAAGGGACTTCTAAATCTTCGGAAAATGATGTATTTGTGTTACTTGATGATTGTATGTATGATAAAAGAATGATAAGAGATCCTAACATACGAGGTATTTTTATGAATGGAAGACACTGGAGAGTAACTTTTATGCTGACAATGCAATATTGTATGGATCTGCCACCGGATTTAAGAGCTAATATTGATTATGTTTTTATACTTAGAGAAAATATAATACAAAATCAAGAAAAAATTTATAAAAATTTTTTCGGTATATTTCCACAATTTAGTATTTTTCAAGATGTAATGAATACTTGTACTGAAGGGTATGATTGTTTAGTTCTTGACAATACGTCTAAAAGTAATAATATTCAAGATTGTGTCTTTTGGTATAGAGCAAAGCCAGGTAGAAGATTTAAAATAGGATCCAAGGAACTTTGGAACTATAATAAAAAAAATTATGAAAAAAATTATAAAAATAGGTCAGAAGAACTTGATCAAAATAGAATGAAAAAGAAAAGCGCCGTTAGTGTAAATGTTAAAAAGTTAAAATAACCTTAAAGATTTAAAATATAATTATTTATTATGGAACAAATTAATAAATTACTTAATATTCCACAATACGAACAAAGATCAGTAGAATGGTTTAAACAGCGAGAAAATAAACTTACAAGTTCTGATGCAGCTACAGCACTTGGTATTAATCCTTACCAAAATAAAAGAGATGTTCTTTTTAAGAAATGTGGACACGATTTAAAACCATTTGTGGGTAATATAGCAACACGACATGGTCAAAAATATGAAGACGAAGCCATAGAAAAATATTGTAAAAAAACTAATTCAAAAAATTACAATTTTGGTCTTATTTCTTATGAAGATGTTTATAGTGATAAAAATTATTATTGGTTAGCTGGTTCTCCGGATGGAATCGCAATTGACAAATATAATGATAAGGCTAAACCCATTCTTCTAGAAGTTAAATGTCCTTTTAAAAGAAAAATAATAATGGGAGAAATACCAAAATATTATGTTCCCCAAGTGCAATTAAATATGTTTATATGTGATTTAGAACTTGCAGATTTTATAGAATATTGTCCGACTAATGATATTTTAAATATCGTAAGAATAGAACGAGACGAGTTTTGGCTTTCTGAAAATATCCCTATTTTAGAAAAATTTTGGCAAGAAGTAGAATATTATCGCAAGAATGATATTACAAAACACCCAGAATTTCCTAAAGTTAAAAAAGTTCTGGATGTAAGGAGTCAATATATTAAAGATGGATTTATGATTAAAGAAGATTCAGATGAAGATCTTATTAAAGATTATATCATTCGAGAATAATTTTGCAAAAAAACACATTACTTAAAAGAATAGTTTATTTTAATATTAAAATGGGTATTCGAGGACTCAATAACATCATTAAGAAAATGTCTCCAGAATGTTTATCTGAGAATTCAATTAAAAAGTATAAAAACTCTATTATAGCAATAGATTGTAGTATTCTTATATATAAGTTTAGATATGCATCAAAAATAGAAAATTCTCATCTTATAGGTATAGTAAACAGAATAAAATTTTATATGATGAATGATATTCTTCCAGTTTTCGTATTTGATGGTGTTCCACCAGATGCTAAAAAAATTACACTAGAAAAAAGACAGGATAATAAGTATAAACTTTATAAAAAAATAGATGAACTTAAAGAAACTGTTCCAGAAAACGAAGAACATGAAATAAAATTAAATGAAGAAATTAAAAAATTAACATCTCAGTTAGTAATTGTTAAAAAAAAACATATCGACGAGTGTAAAGAATTACTGGAAAAATCTGGAATACCTTATTTCTCTGCTCCCGAAGATGCTGAGAAATATTGTGCATTTTTGCAAATAAACGGTTTAGTTGATTATACCGTAACAGATGATACAGATGCAATGACATTTGGATGTAAAAAGATTCTTAAAACTAATATAAATAAGGATATAATAGAAATAGATTTAGAAAAATTACTAGATGATTTTAAGATGACATATGAAAAATTTGTAGATTATTGTATATTATGCGGTTGTGATTATTCAGACACTTTAAATCAAATAGGTCCAATAACTGCTTATAACATAATTATAAAATACGGTACCATAGAAAAATATCTTGAAAATAATCCAGATAAAAATAAAAATACATTTAATTTTTTGACTGCGCGTAAAATATTTACTTCATTTGAGTATGACTTACCAATTACCCCAATTGAAAAAAAAATATTTGATAAAGAAATTCTTTTAAATTTTTTAGAAATTAAAAATTTTAAAGAAAATGTAATTAAAAAATTTATCAAAATTCTAAATTAATTATATTTCTTATAAAAAATATTAAATTTTTACTTTATTAAACAATATAATAAATTTTAAAGACTTATTATATTGTTTTTATTTTAAAATTTACTTTTTAACAGAAAATCCTCTTCCTTTTCTTTGTACTTTTTTAGCTTCTGGTACTACTTCTGGTACTACTTCTGGTACTACTTCTGGTACTACTTCTGGTACTACTTCTGGTACTACTTCTGGTACTACTTCTGGTACTACTTCTGGTACTACTTCTGGTACTACTTCTGG